ATGGAGTTGTTAGACATCCATGCCCAACCTGGATTTTCTGGATCAAATGAATTACGCTCTGGAAAAACCTCAGCGTTCTTCAAATTCATAAAATCTTGATCTTCTGCTGCACCCAAAGCAAGGGTGGCAGACCTTCTAACATTTCCTGATACAACGCATGTACCAATAAGATTAACTATATCTACTATTGCTCTTGAGTCAAGGGTTTCTCCTGCTCTACCGCCGATTACAGCCTTGATCTGCTTGTGCAACTGTATAAGTGGTGCAGGACCGCTTGCTGTACCGCCAAAACCCTTAATAGGGGCACCTAAAGGCCTAATGAGGTCATAGTTAAAGTCCTGGATATACATATTAGGCTTTAAGTATGAATTAATGAGTAATCTAACAGACTCTACCCAGCCCTCACGAGTATCTGGTATTTCATATACCTGTGGTGGTTCTGTAGGATCATAAATGTTTAGATTTTTCTCCCCGCCCAAAGTGTCAAACCCTACACCCACACCCATCATTAATGCATCCATAACCCAGCCAAACAATTGTCCTGGATCATTGCGATCTATGTCTTTTGTAGAAACCATCGCACAATTCTGTAGTGCAGCAGAGTTTTTCTTTTCCATTGTTAGTGGAGTTCCAAATGCCCACATACCACGTCCTGGTGGAGTCCACTTAAGTTCAAACATTCTTTGATATGCTTCTTTTGCTGATGACTGCGCCTTATAGTCATTCCATGGTAGTCTGTTTTCTTTAGCATGATTCTTCTGGGCTGAGTACATACCCTCGATTACTCTGCGACAAACCTCATGCCATCTTTCCTTAGTTCCATCTTCCTTCATACGGGAGTAGGTACGGATAAATGTAATCTCTCCTAATGAATTACCACCTGCATCTGTAAAACCAAATGGCGCTTCCTTTGTTTTATACTCATTTATGAACTCTTCAGACAAACGAAAACTAAAAAAATCAGACATTGTTTTTCTCCTTAAGAAACTGTAATTAGTAAAGTATACCAGAGTTTTTGTTTTTATAAAACTCTAATGCTATTATTGAGGGTTAGATTACGCAAACTTACTACTCAATACATGATTCATTTCAATATGATTAATATTAAAGTGAGATGGTAATTCTGAAACCCAAAGAATTGAATTGGCAAGATCTTCTGCAGTTAAGGCACAATCTCTTTTCTCAATTTGAGTATCTATTGTGCCTGGACAAATTTCAGTTACTTTAATTTTATATTCAGAAAACTCCATCCTCATAGTATCCACTAGAGCCATCTGACCTCTTTTGGCATTAGTATAATTACCTCCGCCACGATATGGGATCTTGCCACCCAAAGAACTTATAAAAATGATAGTTGGAGATTCTGACTTTTGTAATGCTGGTACAAAAAGTTGAGAAAGATACATTGGGCCAGATACATTAATCTCATAGGCTATTCTAAAGTTGTCCATTGTTTCTCTTATAATACTTGTTGGTCCTGACCCACCGCCAGCATTATTAACTAAAAGGTCTAATGTTATATCTTTATATTTTTCATAAAATTCTTTAATTGCATTTGGCTGAGTTATATCTAATTGATAAACCTCGACATTATCAGAAACTAACTTAGAAATGTTTTCTAGATTACGAGATAATGCAATTACCTTATATCCATTTTCAGATAAAAGTTTAACGGTTGCATAACCTACACCTTTGCTTGCACCAGTAACTATGGCTGTTTTCACTACATACCTTGCTGTTGGTTAAGTTGCATGTTGTTGTGAATCCAGTGACCTGGAACCATATACTTAACACCAGATTTTACTGTATGCGCTGTATGAAAATATGGCGCTTCTGCTGGGAAAATAATAACGCTATTTGCTTTTGGCTTTATTCCAAAATCTATTGCATTGTTTGCAACAGCATCATCATAATCTAAATTAACTGGTGGGGCACCATGAACCCATCCGTCTTTGCTGTTCCATCCACCATCATAATTTTTTAATTGAAATGATATCTCTCCACCTTCACAATCATCATTTAGGTACATGACTAGAGAGTATCTCAAAGTCTTATCCCCATCTAACTGATCGAAGTGTGCACCCATTGCCATTCCAGTATAGTATTTTTTAATATTAAAGGTTGGGAATAGTCTTGGTTCGTCAAAATCACCCAGGGACTCTGCATAATCCTTACATACATTATATAAAGTTGTCATGACTGCATCATAAATATACTTGCTTTTTTCTCCAACTATACCGCCAGACTTTGAGATAGCATCTATATCAAAAGTTTTTGTCTCTCCATAAATAAAATCTTTGTCATTGGAAGATGTCCATTTTTGCCAAAGATTAACCTTGGTGTCATCATAAAACTCCATAGTTTCTAATTCATTTAAAGTTTTTAAAAACACATCAAAGTTATCTATTGCGTCTGTATAATAATATACTTTTGGATCTAGTATTTCTTTATTCATTTTAATACCTATTTCTTTCGTAATGACCTATTTCTTTTATAAAACCAACTATGACATATCTTATTGGCCCATCACCTACATGCTTTACTCCATGTTCATATTCTTCATTTCCTGGAAAAAATAACAGGTCTCCTGGCTTTGGTCTCAACGCTATATCTTTGTTTGGAAAGAATAACTCTCCGTCAACATAATCATCATTAATGTATATTATTGTTGCATAGTGTATTGATGGATCTGTATGCTGATCAGTATGTGATTTTAGTTCTACACCCTTTTGCATTCTTTGAATAGTGGCAAGCCCACTAAGTTCGAGTCCTGGAAAAGAAGGATGAATTATATCTGCGAGTCTTCCGTAAAAAACATTTTGTTCTGGATGGTGCTTAATGTTCAAATTTTTATCTACCCAATTTTGAGTAATTTCAAATTTTCCTTCAGCGACTAAGTTATCAACATCTTCTCTGCCAAACTTTTCCAAACAAAATCTTTTTAAATTTCCCATATACTCTACTTCCCAATCTTCTTGAGATGCAGCATTGATTACATTCCAAATAAAATCTAACTCTTCTTTTGTCAAAAAGTCTTTAATCCAAAGTAGTTCTGGAGTTACCTCTTCAAACTCTAAGTTATTATTTCTTAAATTTTCTTTTAAAGAATCCATCATCTTAAACAGCATCTCCCTTAAACAGATATTTATTTCCATCTTCGTCTATCTTATATCCATCTTTAAGAAGATTTTGCCACTCGGCTCTTTCAACTTCCTGCTTGGCTCTAGTCTCTCTCATCTCTTCTGCCCAAGCGTCTCTTAGTTCCTGTGGATATGCATCTTCTTCACGATCATCCCAGAATGAACCTATTGTGTACCTAACTCCACTAGTTATAAGAGTTACTTCATGCATATTGTTGAATCCCCCGTCAAAAGCAGCAAGCATTCCAACTTTAGGCTTTATGCTTATTTGTTGATCTGGGAAATGCAAAAGTCCGCCTTCAAAGGTATCATTTAGATATAAAAATGCAGCATATCTACTTCTAGTAAATGCTCCAGAATTTCCGTGTTCGTCTGTATTATCAGAATGCTTTCTTGCATAAGCCCCTGGCTCCCATTTCTGAGTATGATATCCAATTTGAGAAATTATCTTTGGGTCTAAATCATGAACACTGGCAACGGCATCTATGATACCTTTTTTAATTTGTGTAAAAATATCAGAAGGCAAACCTTCGGCAATTACATGTTCGTCGTTATCTTGTGGCAAAACAGAAGAATAAGATTCATAAAAGGATATAGGCATCCAACTAATCGTTCCTAGTTCTGCATGCTTATCTAAAACCTTTACAAGTTTAGCAGCAGTTTCAGAATCGATAAAGTTTTCATAAACGACTATATCTTTTGTTAGCCTATTTTTGTTATCTAAATTCATTTCTTAATCCCCCTTTTTGGATCCCAAGATTTTACTTCTTCTTCTGTAGGGAAAATTCTATGGTACTTTACATTTGGGTCTGGCTTTACGTCTCCAGTATGTTCTAAAATTTCCCAGAAAAATGGACAGGTATATCTTAAAGATTTTGTAACTTCTGTTACTCCATGGACATAGTTCATGTCTCCTGGGAAAAAGTATGCCGAACCACGCTTTGGTTTAAATTGAACCTTTTGATATGGAAAGTATAATTCTCCACCCTCATAATCATCATTAATATAAAATAAACTTGAAATGTCATAATATGGAAAATCGTTTGGCAGTCCAGCGTCTGATCCAAAATGCAATTCTTTGTCTGCGTGAGGCATTTGAAACTGTCCTGGATTCCACTTAACAATTGTTTGTCCTGTAGGCTGTACCTTTACCTTAAAAAAATCTTCAATAATTGGCTGAAGTCTATTGAATAATCCTATTAGTACTGGAAGAATTTTTGGATCATTTGCATCTAAAGACGGCGCCGTTGCAACTCTATCTTTCCAAAATTCAGAATCATAAATCACTGTTCCATTTTCATTTATATGGCTTTGAGTAACATCCCAAATAGTTATGTTTCGTGCTGCTTTTTCTAAAAAGTCAACCTCTTCTTGAGTCATGAAATTTTCTAACTCAACTATATTTTCAGGACCATAGCCAAAAAACCCAGATGGGGTAATTGATGGATGTCTTATTACTTTTACTGCATCTTCTGGTATCATATTATTATTATATCATCCTATAGTGTTATCTTTTACATATAATTTTAATGTTTTTACTTCATGAGACCCTACAGACTCACCATTTTCATTTACAGCATTTCTATACCAATCAGTCCAGTTTCCAGATGAATTTAGTACCTGTGCTGCCTCTCCATAAGCAATGTTTGCATTTGTTCTAGATCTATCCTCATCTTTATATTCTACAATTTCAATTGTTGTATTGTTTAAATTTGTTAAAGATATTGGAATAATTGTTGCAATAGGTGTTCCTGCTTTTATAATTGTCTCTACATTAGCCTTTTTTGCTTTAAGTGCAAGGGGCAATGGGTTATCATAAAATGAAGTACTTATTACGCTGGACATAGTTTCAAAGTCATCATTAAAATAATTAACTGGATGTATGGTCCAAATACTAACATCTGGATCTGTTTTAAAAACTAAAGAAGTATTTAAACTTATTGAAGATTGACCTCTTCCAGAATATGAGCCTGACGGGCTTACAATCTTTACATGTTTGTCTGTCTGATCATTTATTCCATCCCATGTAAAAATTATATCCTCTGAGCATGAAAGATACCATCCTATAACGTTTGACTGAGTTACTGGAAAACATCTATATGCGTGATTTTCAGATGTTAAGTCCATCCAATCTCTTTTAATTGACATTGGCTCAATGTTAAAAATACATCCCTGCATTTTTTCAACAGTAATGTTAAACATTATTCATTTGCCCACTTTGGATCATACATATCTGGTGTATGATACTTTTTACTATAATCTAACATTGTTACAATTGAATACTTAGTTCCAGAATGTACTGGCATTGCTTGATGTGGATACATAAAGTTTGATGGGAAAACATACAGATCTCCAGCCTTTGGCTTTATGTTTAAGTTTTGCAATCTAAAATATAACTCTCCACCATCGTAGTCGTCATTAATATATGCAACTAAAGAAACGGTGCAATTATAAGAGAACCCATGATCATGGTGTTCTTTAAAGTGTTGTCCTGGTCCATACTTGATAAAGTTAAATGCTTCCCAATATTTTAACGGCATAATGTTATAATCTCTACGATAATCATCTACTGCTGGAGCCTGTACGTCATAAACGTCTTGCCAAATTTTTTGAAGCAATAAAGAGTCCTTGCTTGGATCTGATTCAATATCAGTTTTCTTAAATTTAAAGTCATAGCAATCACGATAATCTGGCATTAATTGTTGATATCCTACATATGCTGGTAGCCAGTGATAAGGCTTTCCTTCTGGAGACAACTCGCCCCATGGCGCTGGAGATCCCAAAAGACTTTCCAATCTTTCTATAATATTTAATTCTGGTTTAATAACACCTCTATAGCAAGTAATTCCAAACCCTAATGATTCTTTTTCTGTCCAGGTTGACATGATATCTCCTTTTACTTATACTCTCTTCTTGTCCAAATTTTATCTTTATATACCCCGCCATCTGGCTGGCGATAAATATTTGCGTTATCTACTATTTTAGCATATACTGTTGATGAATCTAAAATGTCAAGTTCATGCTCCCAATTTTCTCTTTTAAATGGAAGTATTTGTAGGTATGGAGTTCCTGCTGGAATAGTTCCTTCCCAGCCTTCAATAATAAAAAATGGAAAACTGCCCAATAACTCAACCTTATCTGAGTCTACCACTCCAGTAGTATTCATAAAAGGTAGATCAAATCTATTCATTGGAGTCATAAACAATGCACTATAGCCTTCTGGTAATTTCATTCCCCAATCTGGCATCCAGGCAAAATGATCTTTATAATATCCTTGCGGATGTTCAAATTGTGGCATTGGTGGCCTAGATGTACAAAAATCTCTATACATTTGATTTTCTATTATAAAATCTAAAGAGCCTTTACTATTTTTAGTAAATGTAATATCAGTTGGAGTTCTAAATACATAACCAGTCATGAAAGCATCCATGATTGCTGGACAAGCCTTCCATGTTGGGATCATTCCATAATCATCTGTAGTTCCAGATTTTGGAAATGGACAAACCTCTTTTGGAGCCTTGTAGTATTCTCCAGTTACTGGATTTTTAGCAAACCTATCAGCATCCTTATACCATTGAGGTATTTCTTTTTGTGTAGGAGTTGGAGCAGATTTACTTTCTTTTGTTAGCCAAGGACGATATGTTTTAAAGGATACTTTTTGATATTCATCGGCCATTCTGATGACCTAACTCATTAATATCAGTCATGATTACGACACAATACTTTGTACCGCTCTTCATTGGAAGAGATGCATGCTCATAAATGTAGTTAGATGGGAATACAGCAATGTCTCCAATCTTTGGTGTAAGAGTATAGCCGTCTAATCTTGGAAATTGTATTTCTCCGCCTTCATAGTCATCATTAATATATATAACGGCAGAAACAGTTGCATTGTATGCTGGACCATGATCTGCGTGAATATTGAAGTGTTTTCCTTCTCCTTCGTACTTTACAAAATTAAATGCTTCATAATAAATAACATTAATTCCCCAATAACGTGCATAGTCGTCTATGCAAAACTTTAATTTTTGATAAATTTCTTCATGTAGATCAATCAGTTCTCCATTGAACTCATCTCTGGGGCCTAAGTTTTCTTGCTTATATTTAAAGTCTACAGCATCTCTTGCTCTTTTAATTGGTGTTGTAGAGTTTGTGACTTGTGCCTCTGACCACTTGTATCTTCTTGTACCATCTAAATTTTCTTCAAGTATTTTGATATATCTGTCAGCATCATCCTTACTAAAAACATTTCTATAAACATTTAAACCAAGTCCAGGATTTTCTACAACTATGCCGTTTGGCAAAGTCTTTGTTGGATATCTGTTTGATGCGGTTTCTGAACGATCTTTTGTAAACCAGGGATTCTGGTTTTCATCATAAATTTCCATACGATTAACCTTTCAAAGTTAAAGTTATGCTATTGAACTAAAAGAGGTTCCGTCCCAATTATATGTTTGTCCGACATAAACAGTTTGTCTGTCTGGAATCTTTGCTAAGGTCATACCTGCAGCATTTGCAGCAGCAAACATTTCTGCCTTTGGACCTTCTGATGGCACAGCCACTCTTGCAACAACAACATTGTTGGATAAGAATGCATACAAATTAAAAGAATCTAATTGCTCCTGTGTAGCAGTTAATAAGTTAGGCCCTGCGATTCCCCCAGAAAATGATGAACCATTAAAAGTTGCTCCATGCAATGCTGTTTGCTTGTATGCACTTGCATCCATTGATGAAATAGTTGCTCCAGTTGCATAGACTGTATCAAGATTATCCATTACCTCTGGCTTATTGTTTGAATATAATCCAATAACATCATAAGCATCATTGTTTTCTACTATTATTGCATACATTAATAATCTCCTTTAGTACTTTTATTATAGCATATGTTATTTAATGAGGGCATATCTTCATATACCCTCACTAATTTTAACAGGCGCACGATCTTCCTGGGCAACATACTGAACATCTCCAGCAATATCCGCAACTACAGCCTCCGCCTGTTGGGGCAGTTGGTGGTGGTGCGAAACTTGGTGGGAAGAATGGGAAGAACGGGAAGAATGGGAAGAACGGTGGGAAGAATGGGAAGAATGGGAAGTAAGGGAAGAACGGTGGGAAGAATGGGAAGAACGGGAAGAATGGGAAGAATGGTGGGAAGAACGGGAAGAATGGGAAGAACGGGAAGAACGGTGGGAAGAATGGGAAGAATGGGAAGAACGGAAAGAACGGTGGGAAGAATGGGAAGAACGGGAAGAATGGGAAAAACGGCGGGAAGAATGGGAAGAACGGTGGTGTAGTGTTAACACTATTTGTAGTTACACCAGTTGATTCTCCACATGCATTTGTAATATAAATTGTATAAGTCTGTGATCCTGGACTTACTCCTGGATCATTAGCAGCATATGATGTTGCAGAAGGAGAAATACCAGTATAACTTGATCCATCCGAACCAGTGATTCTGATTGATGTTAATGCGGTACCTCCAGTTGCTGATCCAGTTGGAAGAGTCCATGATATTGTATTTGTGTTAGCAGATGTAGCAGATGCTGAAACACCTGTAGGATTATTTGGTATTGTTGTAACTGTTACTGCAGATGAAGTAGATGATGCAAGTGATGTTCCAGAAGCATTTGTTGCTGTTACTGTAAAAGTAGGCGTTGCTCCTGCAGCAATTCCAGTCACAGTAATCGGAGATGATGCTCCTGATGCTGATTGACCAGTGCTTGCTGTAACAGTATAAGAGGTTGCTGGAGGTGATCCTGCAGGCAATGCAAAAGCAACTGATACAGCACCATTGTTATATGCTCTACCACTACATGTGTTGGTTGGAACAACATCGATTGGTGGCTTTGGTTCCAAGAAGTCGTTTGCTGCCTGGGACTTTTTACCTACTTTTTTATTTGCCATTACTTATTCCCCTTTTACTTTAAATTACTTAAGATCTCCATAAACAACCCAGGTATTTGCTGCTCTCTTCAAGAGAGTTGCAGATGACCATTGTGTACGTAGAGTTAATCCTGGAGTAGCATTTACTGTTACTCCGCCTGCTCCTGCAATTGCAACTGAGCCAGTGTTTGTCTGAAGAACATCGATAGAAGTTCCGACTGGGAAATTCAATGTTGAGTCTGCAGGAATTGTAACGTTTACTGCTGAACCACCAGTGTGAGAGACCTCAATAAGTGAGTCTCTTTCTGTTAATGCTCCAAGAGTATACGCTGCTGTTTTCTGAATAATTGGTGTGCGTGAAGGAACGCCTTCCTTTGTCTGTGTGCCGTCTGAGAAGACTACACCAGATGAAGGTGTTACAGTTGTTGCCTCAAGTGCTGCAACCTTTAGATCATCAAGTGATCCCTGTGTAAAGTCTACTGTTGTTGAAGGCTCTGTAGTTACACCCTTAAACAACTTCCACTTAGCATCTGATACGTCTCTTACAAGACCTGCATGCTTTGCTGAACCATCGTTGTATGCTACAACAAGACCAAGGTCAACGGTGTTTGCTGAGTTTTGATGAGCAAGTTGAACCATGTTGTCTTCGATTGTGATAGATGTTGCTGATGCTGCAAAGTTAGTACCGTTAACTGTAAAGTCTCCGTCTACTACAAGGTTTCCATCAACTTCTACGTTACCTGTAAATGTTGCTCCTGCAAGTGATGCCTTTGCATCAAGTGCTGTCTGTGTAGCAGTTGAAACTGGCTTGTTGGCGTCAGATGTATTGTCTACGTTGCCAAGTCCAACCATCGACTTTGTGATACCTGAAACAGTACCTGTGAATGTTGGGTCTGCAAGAGGTGCCTTTAGGTCAAGTGCTGATCCTAGCCCATCAATCTTTGTCATTTCAATTGCTGCTGATGCATTAATATCAGCATTAACAATTGTTCCGTTTTCAATCTTTGCAGATGTAACGGCTCCGTCAAGAATCTTTGCTGTTGTTACAGAGTCTCCAGCAAGTTTATCTGCAGTTACATTAGAGTCAACAATCTTTGCAGTTGTAACTGTATTGTCTGTTGGTGTTCTTGTATCTGATAAACGAGCATCATCTGTAAGAACAATGTCTGCAGTATTTGCAATTCCGTGTACGTTTGTTGTGTCTAGTCTATGATCTTCAATTTCTGAAGACAAGGCTAATGCTGAGGTATCGTCAATTCCATGAACATTGGTTGTGTATGATCCGTGTGTTGAAACAGCATCATTTACATAAGATTCTGTTGCAAGATCACCTGTGTTGGTGATTCCGTGAACGTTTTGTGTCAATGAATTGTGAGTTCCTACTTCTCCAAGTGCTGCATTACCTGCTGCAGTGTCTGCGTATGACTTAGTCGCAAGATCACCTGTATTGGCAATTCCGTGTATATTTTGTGTTAAATCATTGTGGTCATTAATTAAACTATCTGCATATCCCTTTGTTGCTGCATGAAGAGGTTCTGTTGGGGTGCCAGATAAGGTAAGGATACCTGTCATTGTATCTCCAGCCTTTGCAACCTTTTCTCCAACAGCAGCAGTTATAGTTACTGCAAAATCTTCATCATCAGCAATTGCAGCAGAAAGTTCACTTAGTGTGTTAAGTAATTCTGGTGCTCCTGCAACAAGTGATGAGATTCTTCCTTGTACGAATTCTGTTGTAGCAATCTTTGTTGTATTATCAGTACCAGTCTGAGTTGTGGCTACTGAGTTTGAGCCAAGATCTGCTGAAACTAATGTCTTATTTGTTAATTCTTGAGTACCTGTTAATGTAACAACAGTACTGTCAATGTCAAATTGATTTGTACCAGCGTTCCAATCAATACCTGCGCCAGCGAGTGTTGACTGATCTACTTCTGCGTTAGAAACTGCATCTGAAACATCATCTAGAGTTGCAAGGTTTTGTGTGTTTGCAATACCGTGAACATTTGTGGTAGCGCTTACGTGATTAGAGAGATACTGTGGGTCATCACCAAGGGCTGCTGCAAGTTCATTAAGGGTGTCGAGTAACTCTGGGGCACCGCTTGCGTCTGTAAAATATTTAAGGGCAGACCATGTAGATGATCCGTTACCTATCTTAAATGCGCCTGTGTCGGTTTCAAAGCCGATTTCACCTGCTGCTAAAATTGGGTTTGCAGTATTCCACTGCTGTGCAGTTCCTCTGCGCTGTTGCATTCTTGTTGCCATTTATCTCTCCTTGTGGTATTTCTACCGTTTTATTTCTGTGCTTATTATAACATCAGTTTTTAGTTGAAATTATCTACTGCACTACCGCCATCGTAAACCAAAGTCCACGAGTTGGTGTTATAAGATCCGCCATCTACTGGAGAACCTTGTGGGTCATTAAAACTACCGCCAGTGACAAACTGAGATACTATGAAACCAGTTCCATCAATTGCAGTATCGTGAATATGCTGGGGTAGATTTAATGTGTCATCAATTGATGCCATTGTCATCCATGAACCAGAATAATAAACATTAACTCTTGATGTTAATGTATCAAACCATAAATCACCATTTTCTGGTGTAGAGGGAGCGGTAGATCCGACAACCATGCCACTAGCCAATGAATCGACATATGCCTTAGTAGCAGCATGTGTATCTAATGTAGGGGTCCCTACTGATACCGTTCCTCCGAACTCACCGCCACCAGTGACGATAAGTCCATTTTTAACCTTGAAGTCCTTGTTGACTGTTGCCAAGATTACCACTCCCTCTTTTGTTTAATTTTTTATGCTAAAAGTGTTCCAACAACAAGAACTGTAGAGTTATTGTTTCCTGTTGTAACACGAAGACGAGCATTTGTTCCATCAATATCTGCAGAAACAGATCCCAATGAACCATTTGTTCCAACCATTGCATATTCTGTAATGGCTATGTTGTTTGATGTATCCAATGTTAAGATAACCTTTGAAACATCTGTGTGTGTTCCATATGCAATCTTAACAAGGAATTCTGCCGAACGATATGAAGCGTGTGGCCATGCAAATGCTGTGTGTGTACTTGCTGTTGGTACAGCATGTGTTGCAGCAACTTGCTTTGCTACAGAAGCAATATCTACTGCAGCGAAGTCTGGAATAACTGCCTCAAGAGCAGATACTGCACGAGCATCGGTGAAGTATAGATTTGTTGTTCCTTCTGCAAGGTCGTCTGTATCAGAATCTGCAACACCGTTTTCTGCAGTGATTGTTAGATTATCTGATCCATCCTTTGTAATAACAATGTTTGTCTTCGTTGCGTTTGCAAGAAGTGTTGCTGCCTCTGCCTTAGCACGAGCAGCAGTGTAGTAAAGGTTTGTACCTTCTTCAATGTCTGATGTTGTAAGAGCATTGATTGCATTTGTGATTGCATTGTTGCGATCATCAATTTCATCAGTAATCTTTCCATCTGTGTATAGATTTGCATTTTGTTCTGCAGTTAGGGCTACACCATTAGCATAACCTTCGTAAGCAGATGTAATTGCAATTTCACGAGCATCTGTATGAGCAATTGCTGCATCTTCTGCTGCATCTGCCTTAGCCTGTGAACCAATAACAGTTTCTGTTACTGCTGTATCAATTTCAAATGTTGTACCATCAAGAGTTATACCGTTTCCAGCAAGGTATGTTCCTTGACCTGAAAACTGTGTCCAGTCTTGTCCAGCAAAAGTTGTAAGGTAGTGGTCAGCCTGTACCCATGCTGTTGAGCCATAGTTATTGCCTTCCATTACGAACACTGCTGCACCAATTAATTCTGATGCTGCATCTGCGTCTGCTGGTCGTGATGCAACAAGTGTTGCTCCTGAAGCAGAGAGTTCCCAGATACCGTTTTCTGAATCAGTTGTCTGTCCCTTAAGAAGCAAACGATATCCAGAGTCAGTAATGTCAAGTGGTGCGTGACCATCAATGACTGCACCAACAAAATCTCCTGCTACGTTTACGTTAGATGTTGCAAGAAGATTTACTGCTGCCTTCCAGTTAAGACCAGAAGAAAGTCCATCTGCGTATGCTTTAGCATTATTTTCTGCAGTTGTTGCTGCTGCATCTGCATAGTTATTTGAGCGAGTTACTTCTGCTGCAATCTCATCATTTGTGTATGAGTTGGCATCTGCAAGTGCTGCGTTAGCCTTTGATGTTGCATCTGATGCTGCATCTGCAATTGCATCGTTCTTAGCAAGAAGAATTGCTGCATCACGAGCAGTTACTTCGTCAGAGATTTCTCCGTCTGTGTATTGCTGTGCTGCAAGAATTGCATCTGCCTCAGCATCTGCTGCTGCACCAATTG